AGCAAAAGAATTAGGAATGGATTCTGATGAAGTTCTTAGACTTTCTCAAATATCGGGGTTGGTAGAGTTGTTTAAAGATGAAAGTTTTTCTAAAGCTTGGGATGTTGACTATCAAGAAGAAGGTAGTAGATTATAACTAGAATTATTCTAAACCCCTTGCATATTAAAAAAGAATTACTATCTTTGGGGTATAGTTAAGAGTTGAAGCTTAGTTATAAAACGAACTTATTAGAAAACCTATTATTTGTGCGGTGTCTTCAACAACAGCCAATCAGATAATAGGTTTTTGCGTTCTTAAAAGTTTACGGTTATCTACAAACCGTTATTATTATGGCAGTAGAATTGAAATTTCATTGTTCAGATGTTAAAGAAGATTATTTAACAGTTAGTATTATAGAGTATGTAACTGAGGAAACAGACATAAGAGTTTCTGGTATTCAAAATTCAAAAAAAGTTGACTATATATTCGATGTTCAAACAGCGATAAAGCTAACTAAAACACTTAGAACTAAAATTAATCAAATAAAATCTTCAAACAATGGCTAATATAGGGTGGATAAAACTACACCGTTCTATTTTAGATTGGGAATGGTATGACGACAAGAATACAACAAGGCTTCTAATACACTTATTAGTGTCTGTAAACCATGAAGATAAAAAGTGGAAGGGTAATATTATAAAAGCTGGTTCAATGGCTTTTAGTTGGGATACTTTATCTTTAAAATGTGGGCTTTCAAAACAGCAATTACGCACATCTATGGGTAAGTTAGAATCTAGCAATGAAGTAACACGTAGTCTAACAGGTAAATATCAGCTTGTAAGCCTTTGTAAATGGGGAGAGTTGCAAGGTGTTAACAGTAAAGTAACAGCAAAACCAACAGATAATCAACAGAAGAACAACAGCAAAGTAACACCAACTAAAGAAGAGAAGAAGTTAAAGAAAGAAAGAAGAGAGAAAGATTTTAATTTTTTTTGGTCTTTATACCCTAATAAAGTTTCTAAATCTAAATGCTTTGAAAAGTTTGTAAAGTTAAATCAAAACGATGTAGATTTAATAATGTCAACGATTAGCAATTATGTTTCTTTTAAACCATTTAAGGATTATACCCATCCAAATCCTTTAACTTACTTAAATCAAAAAAGATGGGAGGATGAAATAAAAGGGTCGAAAATAGAAACTCCTAATCCAGATAATGAAAAGATAATAACATTTTATTCGAACATTGACAGAACAAAAAAGAAGTTGCCAGAAAGTAAATTTTTAGCTCTTCAAAAAGCCATGAAAGATGGGGGTTATATTTACACAATAGTTGACTAATGAAAGAAATAAACGGATTTGAAATTGACGAATATAATATTCACAGAATACCAAATGGAGCAACTACAAGCACTTGTCCTGAATGTTCGGAAAGTAGAAAAAAGAAAAAAGATAAATGTGCTTCTGTATTTTGGGACACTGGATTATTACAGTGCAATCATTGTGGGGAACGTATTCAAATGCATACATATAAGAAAAAAGAAGACAACACTAAGAAGGTTTATGTAAAGCCAGTTAAAAAAGACAAAGCTGTTTTAAGCGATTTAGCGATAGATTGGTTTAGTAGTGAGCGTCACATATCAAAACAAACTTTAATTGACTTAAAAGTAACAGAAGGTATTAAATGGATGCCTAAAGCTAAAGCTAACATAAATACAATTGAATTTAATTATTATTTGTTTGGAGAATTGATAAATACAAAATCAAGAGGTAAGAACAAAGATTTTAAATTTGAAAAGGATTGTGAGTTAATAATGTATAATTTAGATTCTATAATTGGAAAAGATGAAGCTGTATTAGTAGAGGGTGAGCCAGACGCATTAAGTTACCATGATTGTGGTGTTAAAAACGTTGCAAGTGTGCCTAATGGATTTACCTTACCTAAAGCTGATGGTTCTAGTTCTGTTCAAACTGCATACTTAGATGATTATTATGGTGTTTTTGAACCTATTAAAAAGATTTACCTAGCATTTGATAATGATGTAGCTGGAATTGAAGGTCAAAAAGAATTTATAAGGAGGTTAGGGGCTGAAAAATGCTACATAGTAGATTTTAAAGATTGTAAAGACGCAAATGATTACAAAATAAAATACGGTGGTGAAGCATTGAAACAAACTTTAGTTGATGCTAAAATAGTTCCTTTAGAGGGAATTATGAATATAAGCGATGTTAATGACGAGCTAGAAGATTTTTGGATTAATGGAGCTAAAAAAGGTATGACTATTGATATTCCAGAAATAGACAATATATATTCTATAGTTAAAAAACAACACACTCTTTTAGTTTCTGCACCGGGCTCTGGGAAGTCTGATTTAATAGACCATATAGTTTGTAAAATGGCAGTTAAATACAATGAAAAAATAGGTATTTGCTCTACTGAAAATAAGCCAGAAATATTTCATTATGATAAGCTAGTTAAAAAGATTAACGGAATGCGACCAACTGCTGACAATTTAAAAAGTAAACAAGTGTTGGAGTGTAAGGAATTTATAGACGAGAATTTTTATCATGTTGATATAAAAGGACGTTACTTTCTTGAAGATGTTTTGGCTAAGTTTTCAGAATTGAACAAGCGTAAAAATGTAAAGATATTTATATTAGACCCTTACAATAAAATAAGTTTAAAGAACTTTAGTAAATCTGACATAACTGCTTACACTGCTGAGTATCATCAACAAATAGATGCTTTTGACCAATTGCACGATAGTCACACTTTTTTAGTTGCTCATCCAGTTAAATTAGCTAATAAAGAAGGAAGTACAAAAACATTTGTAATGCCTGACTCTTATAAAGTAAAAGGCGGTGGAGAGCATTTTGACATGAGTTACAATATGTTAGGTATGGTAAGAGATTACGAACATAATATGGTGAATATTCAAACTCTTAAAGTTAAATTTCAGCACTTAGGTGTTTCAGGTCAAGACGTTTGGCTAGGGTGGAATATTAATAATGGTCGTTATACGTCAACAAATAATGATTGGAGACCAGAAGATGAATGTGAGCCAGATGTAACGTGGGATAATTCAAGTTGGTTAAAGCCAGAAGAAAAAAACATATCAAAATTAAACGAAGAGTTAAAAGAATTTGACTTTTCAAAAGTTAGACAAGAAGATGACGACTTATTTTTTGAAGAAGGAGAAGCGCCATTTTAAATACAAATAGTAAGACTACAAACTAAACTAAAAGAATATGAAAAGTAAATATAACAAAGTTAGAAAAAGGCTTAAAAGCCATATAGAAGAAAATAACGGCAAAGGGTCTTGGAATAAATATTATGGTAGTCAGCTTGAAAAAGACTTTATAGTATTTAACGAGATTGAAAAAGAAAAAGTACTAGTTGATTTCTTAACTTTTCTTAAGGCTAAAGATTTCTTAACTTTTCTTAAGGCTAGAGATTTATTGACTTTTGACTATTCAGATTTCGAAGAAGAATTGCAAGCTTTTAAAGATATAAACTAGAATTACAAACACAATTAAAAAACAAATAGATTATGAGTGAAGAAATTAGATATTATTGCGACCAAAAAGACGATTTCGAAATGTTATATTGTCAATATCCTAATTGCAATTGCAATACAATAAGTGATAAAGTAAAAATAAGGATAAAAAAAGAAGAAAGAGAAAGGCAAATGAATATTGCTAACAACACATTGGCTAGAATTAAAAAAAATAGTAAATGACAGAACATAAAAGACAAAGAGCAGACACTTTAGTAAAGCAAATAAACATAGAGCATGACTTTGATAAGTATCTAAAAGAAGAGTTAACTAAAGCTAGGAATAGTTTAGGACTTCCTAACATAGCTACTAAAGATTTACTAAGGATGCTTAGAGAAAACAAACAAGATAAGCTGTATAATAAGCTAAAGACTTTAATTAATTTTCGGGAGATTTACTACAGTAAGAAAGAATATATACAAACACAAATAAAATAAAGTTATGATAGATAAATTAAAGAGTATAAAGGAGTTTAAGGATTTAATAGAGATAAAATACCCTCTACAGAAAGGTGTTAAGTTTGATTTGTTGTCCAACTACATAGACCTACTATACAAACCTTTAGAACTAGGAATGTTCGTTCCTTGTGTGGATGGTGTGCCGTTGCCAGAACCAGACTTAAATAGTTCTTTTTATGACAAGCAAATTTATTATCAAGCAGAAAAGAAAGTGTTATTTAAAGGTTTTGAATGGGAATCAGCTTGGGAAGAGCTTATATATAAAGGAAGTGAACATATAGTGTTGAGTGGTAGATATAGTAAAGTTAAAGACTTATTTAAATTGACATCACAACCTATCGAACTAACAGAAGCTTGTAAACAATTAATAACTAAATAAACTTACCTTTTGTTTGGAAATGTAAATATTATTGTTACCTTTGGATAAATTAACAACAAGAGATTATGAGAGAAATTAAATTTAAAGCACAAAGAACAGATGGTAAAGGTTGGGTTTATGGCGATTATAGGAGGATGGTAATAGGTGGTAATATAAAGTATTATATTCAAGAATTAGACTGTAAGCCTATTCGAGTAATTCCAGAAACTGTTTCGCAATTCACTGGCTTAAAAGACAAGAACGGTTTTGAAATTTATGAAGGGGATATTGTAGAACATGATGTTCAAAGTAATTATTTAGATATTTCAGATTGGGAATTGATTAAAGGTGAAGTAGTTTTTATAAATGGCTTGTGGTGCGTTTGCTCTGAATGCCATCCTTTATGGGGTTTTAATAATGAAGTAATAGGAAGCATCCACGACAAAAACTAATAAAATGACAGCAGAAACAATAGAAGAAGTAATGGTATTTCTTATTCAAGTTATAATGGTATTATTCTTTATCTGGTTACTAGCAATAACTATAAAGAAAGAGTTAGTTAAGATTAAGAAGAGAAGTGTTAAGCCTAAGCCAATGAATATCGTAAAAATAATAATACCAAACGACTATATATCTAATTACGAAATATGGTTAATATATGTAAATGTATGTAACTTAAGAAATTAGATTATAAACAACTTAATATTAAAAGATATGGGAATTAAATTTAAGGAATACTTGCAATTAATTAATGATTTTGCAGATGAAAACCCAGAATTATTAGAAAATGAAATTTCAACCTATAGGCACGGTTTTTTTCATCCAATATACACAAGTCAAGTTATTAGACCAGCTTTTAAAAATAAAAACAAAAGTCATGACGGTATTGAATTTTTTAGTGAAGACGAACCTCAAAAAGATTTTAAACCAAATGCTGTATGTGTTGGATTTGTTTAGTTTTAACAACTGTTATAAATAGTAAATACAAATTATATGAAAAGTTCAAGAAAATGCACGTCATGCGAAATGCATAAAAAACATAAGTACTTTAGGAAGTATGAAAGAATATGTGATTATTGTAAAAGTATAATAAAGGATTTAAAAGAAAGGAAAACTGAATACATGGAAAATGAGATTCTAAAGAACTATAACATCAATGAATGTATTTTAACTAAACCTTTAGAAGTTACTTTAAACAAAGTAAAAACAAGAAAAGTAATAGGGAGAATAGAACCACACAAAAACCCTAGTAAGTGTTATTTAATACTACCTAGTAGGGTTTGATAACGCTTAGTGTAAACACAGATTTTTAACCGAATAAAAGAATAAACATGGATTTAAGAAAAGAGTTTGAAAAAGAAACTAAAGACCAATTATACTATTGGTTTCAAGAATATGCAGGGGCTTCAATGGAGGAGCATGGATTCTCAGAAGAGTATGTTGAATGGCTTGAAGCTAAGGTTAAAAAATTGAGTTTACACCTTGTTAGCAAAACGAAGTGAACGTTTTAATGTTTGCTAACGCCCATATAAGAAAACGTTTTAATGTTTTTTATATGTAGTTATAAATTATTAATAAGTAAATAAAAGATTATGGAGATTAAGAAATTAAATATGGCTAGTTGGTATGCTTCTTATATGGTTAATGAACAGGGAGAAGCTTTGATAAGGTGTCAAGAAGAAAAGATAAAACAATTAACATCTGTTATAGAAAATATAAAAGGTGAAATTGAATTAACTAAAGAACCTAAAGAATATAATTCTGATTTTGTATTGTCTTCTGTTGAAGCTTTAATAAATCAAATTAAACAAATCGAGTATACAGTAGGTCACTTTAAATGGATAGGCTGATAAATTAGTAATTAACCCATTTTTTCGAAGCACACAACCAACACCGAGAGTAACCGACAAGGGGCTGAAAAGGTAGCGGTCTAGGTTGGTGTTAAAAATAAATGTAAAGTTTTTACGTATTGTAGTTGTATATTTAAAGTATTATAGTATCTTTACACCGTAAACAAAAACAAATAGATATGACAATACAAGAAAGAAAGGATATTTTAGAACTAAAAAATACACTAAACAAAATAAAAAATAAGCAAAAGGTTTTTTTTAATGTTGCTTTGTTTCAAGATTTAGGTTTAATTAAAATAACAAATAATTATAGTGTTGATGCGTTTGGGAACAAATATTCATCATCTAAAAACTTTTTTTTAACTGAAAAAGCCAAGAAGTACTTAAATATACAATTTTAATAATATCGTGTTTAAGACCGATAAAAAAGAATATCTGACAAATGACCGATAAATTAGATTTAAAAAAAGTAGCATTAAGATTGAGCGAGATGGTACATGATGGAGATAATATTCAAAATAAAGTAGAAGTTAATGAATACTACAATTTAATAAACTCCTCTATTTGCTTTAATAATAAAGAAGAGTTTATAACTTTATTAGTTGAGTTATTGGTATATAAAACAGACACAACTATTAATTTAGATAGTTATGACTCGTTAGTTTGTTTAGCTACTGATTTTATTGAAAATGAAACAAAATTATGAAAACTAAGGAAATTTTAAAAAAGCTATCAATATTATTGGAAGAAAATAATGTTACAATAGTGAAATCAGCACCTAAAAATATAGGATGTCATAATAATGAAATTTGCATTTCTATTTTATCTGATGATAACTCATTTAAAGATTATATTTTTAATGAAGATATAACAAGTGACAAAATAAAAGAAATAATTAACTATGAAAATACCATATCAAATAAGAATTGAACCAGAACAATTAGAGCAACTAAAGAAGTTAGCTAAAGAAAACGGGACGAGTGTAAACCACGAAATACGTCAAAGCATAAGGGTAGCGTTGGCAAAATAATTAAGCACAACGATTAGTATATGGTGCGTGAGGAACGAATGCCCTTTATTTGTTGTTATATGCTTTTATTTTTTAGCGTTGGAAAAATATTTTTAATATTTCTTTGTATATCTATTATATATATAAAATATATATGTATATTTGTATCAGTTAATCATTAAAACAAAAACAAAAACAAAATGACAACAATTGAACTAAATAACAACAACTGTAAAGAATATACAACCGAAGAACTTGAAGCGAAATTAGACGCACTGATGAACGAAGAAACAACAATAGAGGAAGATATTAAAAAACTTCATAAAGTTTGTGAAGCTGGCAAAAAAGTAACTTTTAAAGTTGAAGGAGTAATTACAGAAGAATATAAAAAGCAAGTTAAAAAGGAAATTGAAGCAAAAAAAGAATTTCAATCTAAATGGGGGAAACAATGTTTGACAACTTTTGTTATTTACTCAACTCTTAAAACAAGGCTTCAAAACGTTCCAAACAATTTAAACAAATCAATTTGTAAACTTCAAAACTCTAAAGGTAACGGATATGGAAACTTGTAAAACGAAAAAGAAACTAATTGAAATTCCAACCGAGTTATTTGAAAAGATAGTTCGGTTGGCTTCTGAAAATGATAGAAGCGTAAACAAAGAAATTAACCACTTACTTAAAAGTGCGTTGGATAAAAAATAATATCATGAATATTTTAGAAAAAGCAAATGAAATAACAAATAAAAGGTCTGAAGAAAAAGAAAGAATGTATGGACCATTTGAAGAGAGTATGAATAAAGCAGCTAAAATAGCAACTCTAATGACTTCTAAGACAATAACAACAGAAGACATGTATAAATGCATGGTAGCATTAAAATTATCAAGAGAGAGTTATTCTCATAAAGAAGATAACTTATTAGATGCTGTTTCTTATTTAGGTAGTATGAATAATTATATAAACAATAAAAACAAATAAAATGGAAAACTTCGATTTAATTAGACAATGGGCAAAAGAAAAAGGTATTTATAAAAGTGGTGATCCAAAAACACAGTATGTTAAATTACAGGAAGAAGCAGGAGAGTTAGCTAAAGCTATATTAAAAAATGACGAACCTGAGATACTAGACGCTTTAGGTGATTATTACAGACAGCCTATAGAAATGCAATGGGGAGTAGTACAAGCTTTTGGAGATAGTGTAGGTTACTTGTTAGGTGTAAATGAGTTTGGAAAAGGAGATGTGTTTTCTCCATACTATGACGGTAATTTATTTGAATCCCGTCCAGAAGCCCAACAAGAAGCTATAACACAATTCGAAAAGTGGTACAATGAAAATAAGTAAATAAAAAACAAAAAATATGAACAAAGTAATAACAATTAGATTAAAGAACGGAACAGAAGTAGAAGTATATAAAAGCTCTCTAAGAGATACTTATATAAATGCTAAGGATTGCTCTACAGAATATAATGTTAAGGATGTGGTTAAGGTTAAATAAGTAAGATATGAGTAAATATAAGATAACAGCAAAAGGAACTTTCTATATAGAAATGGAACTAGAAGCAAATAGTATTGATGAAGCTATTGAGTTAGCTCGCGAGGAAGGGTCTGTAAATGGATATTGTGGTAATGGAGGGTGTGACAAATTGATAGGTGTTACAGATTCTGACTATGGCAGTGTGAGTATAGAAGCTGATGACTATATAAATATAGACGAAGAAAATATTAAAGAGTTATGAAACCAACCTACACAATACCAAAAACTAGTAAACTAATAGAAAAGCTGTTTAAGGCGTGGATTAAAAAGAAAGAAAAATGAAAGCACAAGATTTAAGGATAGGTAATTTAGTATACGACAAGCATTACAACTTAATGGAAGTGGTTAGTTTAGATTCTAGACAAGGTTATGGCAATGTTTATAAGGATGCTTACGGAACTTCTAGTGGAGGTGTTATCAAACCTATACCACTAACAGAAGAGTGGTTGATTAAGATGGGGTTTGAAAAAATAGGTACAAACTATGAAAAAGATTGGTTATTGTTACATGGAAATATTAAAACTGGAACCGTTGATTTTTTATTAAATGAGCCTAAAACTGGAAAATATAAAGCAACTATATTAATGTATTTACATCAATTACAAAACCTTTATTTCGCTTTAACTGGTGAAGAACTAACTATAAACAATTAGAACTATGATAAACTTTATTACAAAAATACTTGTTTATTAAAAATAAGTTATTACATTTGTCATATCTATTGTCGCGCTTTAGATAATCTTAAAAGACATTTGTTGATTTATCAACGTTTAAAAGCTTACTCAACGCGACCTTGGAGTAGGCTTTTTTGTTTTAAAGCCATTACATAAAATTAATTGAGTGGCTAAGTAATCAATCAAATCATAAATAGCATAACGGATAACACCTAGGATTCTAACTTTTAAATCTTAAGAAAGTGTTTCGACAAACTTGTCACTACTTAAGAGCCTAATCTTATCTTTCAGAACTCAACGGAAGTAAAACAACTATTTGGTAAGTTAAATAGGTTTATCTTCTTATAAGGGGTAAGGGGATAAACTTAATTTTTCTTACCTTTCTTAAACTTTAGAATCTAACATAAGTAATATATTAACTAATAAAAACAAACAACATGAAAACATTAACTACATTACTATTAACATTAATTGCTTTAACTAGTTTTAAAGCTCAAATAACACATACTGACACTACAATACTAATAGAGTACTTAAGCGTACAAACTTTATACATAGATATTGTAGATGATGTAGATGGTGTAAATGATATATCTATATCTAATAACGACTCAATATATAATGCTATTGGTGTAATTTATGGAGGTGAAATACTATCTATAAACAATAACGAAATAGTAAGAGAGTGTCAAGGCTATTTAGATGAGTTTAAGGAATGGCAAAACACTTATGCTTACATGAGAGAGCAAAACGTTACAGAAGCTACAGAGGGAGAGTATAACGTACCTTTTAGGCTATTAAGGCTAGACACTGTAGATAATCAACATAAATACAAATACGGTTACTTAAACGTTTCTATATTAAGTAATTTAGATATGGTAGTAACAGGTTGGAATATAAACAACACTTGGGACGAAGGAATAAATTGTGATTATGCTTATACTGAGATAAAAGAAGAATCAGTAAAACAAGGTAATGGAGCATTTTTTTACTATGACTTAAATGGCAGAGTTTTAAATCAAAACAATTTACCGTTGAATCAGATAGTTATTAAAGCTTATGATAATGGTTTTAGAGAGAAGGTTATTAATACTTATAATTACTAAATTATATTTACCCAACAAGGTAAACCCTTACTATTAAATTAGTAGGGGTTTTTCATTAAATAATAAATTCGTATATTTACACATGAAACATAAAGGACTAGGAGATACTATCGAAGCATTAACAACTATTAATGGCTTAAAAAAATTAGTTCCAGAAGGTTGTGGATGTGATGGAAGAAAAAAGAAACTAAATAAATTAATTAATACCCTATGGAGCAAGAAAGCAAAAAAAAAGAAAGTTCACCAGTAAATAGAAGGACTGGGAATAGTTTTTGGACTATGAGGTCAAGACATGGAAGGAAAAAGCTTTTTGAAACTCCAGAAGATTTAGTTAACTCAGCTTCAGAGTATTTTACATGGTGTGACAATAACCCTTGGGAATCTACAAAAGAAGTGCAGTCTGATAAAGGATTTATGTCAGAAGTTAAGCCAACACAAAGACCATATACTAAAGCTGGATGGTATCATTTTATCGGGTGTTCTAGGACTTGGTTGACTAATTTTAAGAAGACTGCAAGTGACGATTTTTTAAGCGTCATAAGGGAGGTAGAGGATTTTATTGAGAACCAACAATGGGAAGGAGCTACTGTAGGTATATTTAATTCAAACATAATAGCTAGGACTTTAGGGCTTAAAGATAATCAAGACCATACTACTAACGGTAAGGAAATAAAACAAGATACAGCACCACAAATAAACGTTTATCAAGGTAACGCACCGAGCTTTTCAAGTAGTGAAACAGAAGTAGAGTAAATAAAATAAATATGATAAATACAGAAATTATAATTAACACGCTTATAGCTATTTTCATATATAATATGGTTATAAAGTCAGTGTCAAATGTTTTAATTAGGCACGCTTTAAATAGTAAGCCTATGCAAGGAGTTAATAAATCTTTTAGAGATAAAATAAAGGATAAAATGAAAGAGAGTGAAATAGATTTACCTCTTCCTACTGTAAGTAAAGATTAAATGTATAAATTCGATGTAGCTCCACTGTATTACGCTAATTACAACTCTAAAGCACAGATAGTAATCAATCAAGGTGGAACTGATTCTGGAAAAACTTACGCTCTATGTCAACTTATGGCTATGTACGCTACAGTTGATAATGCCCCAGACGTTGACCCAATAATTACCATACTAGGGTCTACTGTTCCAAACCTTAAAAAGGGAGCTTATAGAACATTTAAGAATATAGTATCATCTACTGAAGGGCTAAGAGATTATATATCTAACTGGAATGAAACCGATAGGACAATAACGTTTAAGACTGGTTGGGTAGTTGAATTTATATCGTGTCAATCTGAACAAGAAGCTAAACAAGGTAAAAGGCAATATCTATTTGCTAATGAAGCGAACGGTATTGATTGGAATATATTTTGGCAGTTAGCTAAACGTACAAGAATAAAAACATTTATTGATTACAACCCCTCAGCACCTTTTTGGGCTCACGATAAACTAATAGGAACTACTGGTACTAACAACGATTTAACAGCTACAGTAGAGCTTATTATCTCAGACCATAGACATAACACTTTTTTAACCGAACAAGAGCATAACCGTACTGAAGGGATAAAAGACAAAGAAAGGTGGAAGGTTTACGCTCGTGGATTAACTGGAAATTTAGAGGGTATAATATTTGCTAATTGGAAAGAGATACCAGACGATCAGTTCCCTGATGTTGACTTCTTTGGAGCAGAAGATTATGGGTATACTAATGACCCTACAGCAGGAGTTAAAATAGCTAGGGTAGCCAACAACATATACTTACATGAAGTTTGTTATGAATCAGGAATACCAGCGAAACAACTAAAGATAATATGGGAGTCAAACGGATTTACTTCTTCTACTCCTATATATTCAGAACATGACCCTGACATGATAAGTCAACAAAGAAGATTAGGATTAACTGTTCTACCAGCTCGCAAAGGTGCTGGAAGTATAAAAGCTGGAATCTTAAAATTACATGAGTACAACGTATTCTATACAGCTAGTTCTAAGAATATAGCAGAAGAAAGGAAGCGTTATATGTGGATGATTGATAAAACAACTGGGAAGCCAACAAACACTCCAATTGATAGTTGGAATCACTTAATGGATGCAATAAGGTACGGGGTTTATACTCACTTCTTTAGAGCTTAACAATCTCTTTTATTTCTTCTTCCGTAAAGTCTCCAGTTGCTTTTAACTTAGTATAAGCATCGGCTTTAAGGTTTGCAGTAGTTGCTTTAGTACCTTCATTTTCTTGTAGACACTCAATGTGTGAATAGTCCTGTTCGATAAACTCACCTTTTTCAGTTAACCCTAAGAACTCAGATAAGCCGTTACAATCTTTATTACTCAATGGAATAACAGCATCTTGATAAGTAGACTTTAGTCCCTCTTTTACATTCTCATAAGTTGATTTACTACCAGAAAACACATTTTCATTTACTCCATAAGCATCTAGTAAGGCTCTTTTGTCTGCGTCTATTTCTTCAAACAACATTAAATCCTTAGTCTTAAAACTTGTTGACTGCCATTTAGTTGGTGTACTATGTATTCTAACTTTAGCTTGTCCCTTTCTTATTCCGTGACTTTTAGAGTATTGTTTTTCTATATCTAACCTTTGTTCGGGTGTCATTGGAATTGTTCCCATAGTATCTTTATTGTCTCCACTAATAAAACCTAAAGCTCCGTGTTCATCCATTATAACGTTCCTAAAAGCATAAGATAAACGAATATTAGATATAGGTCTTTGCAATGCTTCAAAAGGAGATACGCCTACTAAAGGGTCTACTGAATTAGCGCTTTTAATATGTAATATTTCAGAAGGTTTAAATATATCATTTGCATAGCCATCATTTAACAACTCATAGCTAGTTATTATCTTATCAATATCTGTTTGCTTCCAAATCTTACCAGTTCTATTGATAATCATTTTATTAGGTGCTAAGTTCCAAAGAGCTGAAGGCACCTCTGTAAGTCTTGAACCTTTTAATGCGTTAGTGTAATCATTTCCATAAATCAATTGATTAACCGTTCTGTTAATTTGCCATATTTCACTAGATTGTAAAACATTAGGATTGTTTAATAATTTTACATAGTCAGAATCTAATACCTCTTCTTTTTCTCCTTTAGAATTTAATCTATAGTGTTTAAATATTCCGTTAGTTCTTAAAGTTGCTATCTTATTGATTATAGCAAATAGCTCTGGAGTAGTTTTGTAAAGTTCAAATTCAGCACCGCCAACATTTACCCATGTTGCAGATTTTTGCAAGTTTACTGGTGGTGAATAGGGAAAAGGAGTATCTGTATATTTTGAATCACCTCTTAATGATGGGAATAACGAATCTAAAACGTTTGAAAAAATTGTCATAAAGTTGAATTATTTATCCAAATGTAAGTATATTTACATAAATTATTATACATTTGATAATATTTACTATGGAAAATAAGAAAAAATTGACTAGCGATGAGATAAATGCTATTAAAACTGCTAATAAATCTAAGCTTAAAACGGCAGTAACAAACGAAATTATAAAAAAATGATAGTAACTAAAGATTTTATTGGAAAAGAATTTGAAAGTAAAGAGTCTTTACATAAAGCTTTAAGAGAAAATAAAAAGTCTTTGAAGTCTACTAAGATTATATCAGTTAAAAATGCTGATGCAGTTTATAATAAGTTACAAAGTAGTAAATCAATAGCTAATAAAGCTAATCAATCAATAGAAGATATAAAGGAAATTACTGTTAAGTTTGTTGTTAACTCTTGCGGTTGGTATGATTCACATGGAGATGTTCACTTAAAAGGATGTTGGAATCAAACAGTAAAAAATAATCCTAGATTTATACATTTACAAGAGCATAAAGCAATATTTGATAATGTAATTAGCTACAATTCAACTCCTAGTGTTGAAGAGATAGAAATACAAGGTAATAAGGTTGAAGCTTTAGTTGCTACTTCAGTTATAGAGAAGGAGGTTAATAAATCAATGTTTGATAGGTATGCAAAAGGTCAAATAAAAGAGCATTCTGTTGGAATGAGATATATTTGGGATAAACTTTATTTATGTATAGACTCTAACCATGAAGATGATAAAGAGGAAAAAGCTAACTACGATAAATACATTGACCAAGTAATCAACAAAGAAGATGTAGAAGCAACTGGTTATTTTTGGGCGGTAGGAGAAGCAAAAGCTTTAGAAGGTTCTGCTGTTGTATTTGGTAGCAACTCGCAGACTCCAGTATTAAACATAGAAGAAACAAAAGAATTTGAGCCGTTAGAAAACACTCAAACAAACGAGCCGTCAAACGACACTCAAAAAAATAACATACATTTATTCATTTAAAAAACTAAAAAATGTTCAAAAAGAAAACATTAAAAGAGGTGGTAGCAATGAAGCTTGAAGAGCAAGAGGCTTACCAAATCGCAAAAGAAGCTCACGAGGCTGAATTAAGAAAGGGAGAAATTGAGGAAGCAATTGCTAAAGCTCAAGAAAACAACGTCTCTAAAGAAGAGATAACTAAGCTAAATACTGAGTTAAAAGAGCATTTAGATGAGATTGAAAGAATCTCTTTAGTTGTTAAAGGTAATTCTGAAGGAGGAAAGCCAATGCCTAATGCATTAAAGCAGTTTATTACTGATAACTCAGAGGTTTTAAAGAATATTAAAGCTAATAAGACTAACGCTAAAGCTTTTGATATTACATTAAAAGGTTCACAAGTTGCCCCTGATATTGTTGGGCGTGATGCTTATGCTCAGATAGAAGCTGGAACTATTAGAAAGCCAGTTAGAAGCACGGCTATTTTACCGTTGTTTAGACGTAAACCTGTGTCTACTGAGTACTTCAAGTATAGAGAAGAGAATGTTGTAACGCGTGACGCTAAATTTGTTGTTGCTTGTGCTACTTCTACTCATACAACCAAAAAGACTTGGGAAGTTAAGACTGTAGAAATGGCGAAAATTCGTGATATTATAGACGCATGTATCGACATGTTGGATGATTACACATGGGTTGAAGCTGAATTAAAAGAGTTGATTAATGAGTCTATTAAGTTAAAAGCTGATTACGAATTATTACTTGGAACTGGAACTGGAGCAACTGATATGTTAAGTATTAATACTATTGCTTCTGAGTTCAATCCAGCTAATGTTTTAGCTCCTTTTGTAGGTGCTTTTCAAGACGCTAACTTAGAGCAATTAGTTGATGCTATGGGTGCGCAAATATCTGTTTTTGGAGAGCAAAACTCTTGGATGGCTGGCACTGTAGTTATGAACTTTACAGATTTTGTTAAATACAGAAACTTAAAAGATGCTAACGGAAATAAATTAATCCAAACTATGAGCGATAGTATTGCTACAATTGCTGGTATGGAGGTAATTACTTCACCTATAGTTGCACCTAATACTTTATATGTGTTTGATAAAAATCAAGGTGAAATTTTAGACAGACAAAGTATATCTGTCAAAACATCTTTTGAAAATAAAGATAACATTGAGCATGAAACTGTAACGTTTGTAGCTATGGAAAGAATACAATTCCATGTGCCTACAATTAAGCGTGATGCTTTTATGAAGTGTTCGGATGTTGCAACTGCAATAACTACAATAACTGCACCTTAATTAACGTAACCGCTGAATTACTAATTAACCGCTTTGATAGAAATATTAGAGCGGTTATATAACTTAAAAAAATGGCTAAGAAAAAGGAAGTAAAAAAAGTTGTTAAATTGAATAACAATAAAAAGACTGTAGAGGTTGAATTTTTAGAAGATAATTTACACTTTAAAAAAGGTGATAAGTCTTTTACATCTTCATTAAACGCACAGCAATTAGTTAACCTAAAAAAAGCTAAAATAGTATAATGAGTATATTAACCCCTTCTGATTTTGTTGGTAGATTCTTGATTACTAAGAACGCTAATAATGTAACCAATATTCAAACTGTTATTGATGAAACAGAGTTTTCAATAATGAATGAATTATTAGGAGCTGAGTTGTACGCATTGTATTTAGTTGGAGTAACTGCAAGCGACCCAATCTATTTAAAGCTTAGAGATAAGTTTTTTGAGTCTGACAGTTGCGGTAGACATATAAAGTCTTTAGGAGTTGTTAGAATGTTGTTAGGGTTTACTTATTTCGATTATTACCAAACTGATGGGATTACAGCTTCATTAAATGGGCAACAATCTACATTATCAGAGAATAGCGAGAAAGTTTCAGTTATTATGGCTAACAATCAAATATATAATGATTCTGTATATACTTTTATTAATATACAATCTTATATTAGAGAGAATTTAGAAGTGTACCCAACATTCAAAGGTATTAAAGGAAAACTATTAGCAAATTAATCAAATGTCAAAGCCTAAAAACATAGACGATATCATACATGATGAAGTTCAATTAAATATTGACACTTCTATTGTTGTTTCTTCGGTAACTGCCCCTTACCAAATAGATTCAGACTGGTATCAAGATGTTGTGTTTTGTGATGATAAATGGGCTTCTTTGTTTAGTGAGGTAAACAGAGGTGTAGATGTTTTTAAAATAGCTGAAAAGCTACCAGACAACGTGTATAAACTTCTTTTACCTACTCCTAGTACTATTATTGCAGTTGGTGAAAAGTTAAATGTAGAAAACTTCTACTACTTTAGAGGGACTAAAAGAGCTACTAATACCGAATGGTTGCAATTTAGCGATGATGAAAGAAATAAACTTCCTATGACATGGCTATCATTTACTCCATTAGTTAAACAAACGTTCTTAAATGATGATTTAAACCCTTTAGAGAGAGAATCAGACATTAGAATGTTCTTTGCTTGTAGTGCTGACTTTGCAAACGATACGACTAAGCAGTTTTTAAATAAAAACATTATACCATTAAACTCAATGCTACATGAATTTATAAACGCTATTAAAAGAAATAAGATGGCGTTTATGAGTGATGACATGCCTTTTGATACTTACGAGTTCCCGAAATTTGGACAAGAAGGTACAAACGGCACTATAGCAAACATAATAGATAGTAAACTTTCAGCGGTTGAACTTAGGTTGACATTGCCTATTAATAAAATGTACGATTGTAATTGTTAAATAAAAATAAAAAATAAATAAAATGGCAGAATTATGCGATTGTTCAGAAAAGGGTATTAGCTCTTTAAGACAAGAAAAAGACTGTAAGAAAGTCTTACAAAAGGTTGTTGCACCTATGCCCATCCAAAGAAAGGACGGAGGTATAAAAGCGAGTATTGATGTATCAACGGTTCCAGTTCCTGAGTCTCTTTTTCAAGGAATGTTTTTAGAACCTGACTCTGGTAAAAGGTTGCATGTTATTTACGACATAAAGAACACGGCATTTGAACCTCAAGACGGTGTTACCGTAGATTGGGAAGATGGTACAAGCTCTACTGTTAGAGATGGTAATTTGCAAATGACTTTTATCGTTGCAGAAACTAATCCTATTTTCAACGGAAATGTAAAAGATTTAGATTGTAAAAATCCTGATACTTTCCTTTATTTAGCTGATGGATCAATTGTTGGTTATGCTGATAGAAACGAAATAGCTTCAGACCAAAAGGTATATCCTTTGCCAGTTCAAAAATGGACTACTGTAGTAACTCCTATTAAATCAGATACTGGTGTTCCTCAAGTTGCTGTAACAATAGATTTTCCAAACTCTATGAGTTATAAAAATTGGGTTGTTATTGCTCCAGACGAACACGATTTCGATATTAGCGAAAACTACGAAGCAAAAGGAGCTTTATTAGTTCAAGGAACTGCACCAACTACAGCAACTTCTTTAGAAGTTAAGGCAACTTTATACGGATATGGAATCTTAGGTAATAGCTCTTTAATTAATGGGCTTACAATTGCTGATTTCCTTATTGATAATAATGGAACGCCTGTAACTGTATTAACGGCTACAGCTTCAGCTACTGGATATGTATTAACTTTCGCTTCTCAAACGAGTGGAGATACTTTAATCACAAACCTTGCGCCAGCTAGTGGTTATGTATCTGATAAAGTTACTACTTTAGTACCTTAATGAGAGTTGTTTACAACCTTGAAGCGTTAAAGAAATTATCTAACGAAGAACTGGAAAAGATTTTCACAGAGAAAACTAATCCAAGTCTTAAATCGGTGCTAAGTAAGATAAAAAGAAAAGCGACTAAAAAGGCTAAAAAGGAAGAAAAGTAAAATTAAAGGGTAGGCGTAAAGTTTACCCTTTTTTTGTATCTTTGAAATTATGGCTAAAGGCTTGCTAAATACTAAATTAGGTTTATTTGTTGCTAAAATATCAAAACTAAAAGTTAAAGATGTTGAGAAAGTGGCTTATAGCAGTAGTGTATTGGAGCAAATGGCAGATTTAAACACAGACGAACAGCTATATAATAAAGGTGTTTTAGCTGACGGAAGTAAGACACCAGACTATTCATCTGTTACAGTTGCTTTTAAAAGAGCAGAAAATAAACGTTATGACCACATGACTTTTAAAGATACTGGGGAAATGTACGACAGTGTTAAATACTATTTTAATGGTCAGTTAAAAGCTCGTTGGGTAGATAAGTACGAATTAGAATCTAATTATGGTAAAATAATAGGATTAACAAAAGAATCAATAGCGTTTATTCAGCCAGAGATATCGGAAAATATACGAGACTTAATACTAAGTAAAAGATGAGATTATTCAAGAAAAAGAAAAAAAAGGAAAAGATAGGCAACTATACTTGGGACAACATAGTATTAGAAAAGTTTATTAAAGCTAGTAAAGGGGACTTGTCTCATGTTTCTACTGATGGCGTTATAAATAATGACACTATTTCTGCATGGTTTAAAATTCAAGATGAATATGTACTAACAATGGACTCTGAAACTATCGAAATAAAGAAGTTTAAGAAGGTTTGTTTTAAATACGCTACAAAACTTCGTGAATACTTGTTAAATCCTAAAGAGGGAAGTCGATTAAATACTGAGGTAAATCAGTTATTCATGGAGAAAACAAAATTAGCTAAAGAATTATTTAGTGAAGAATCTGTAAAATGGGACGAAATAATCGCTAAAACTAGTATTGGAATAGGAGGAGCTAGAATAATAGCTACAGAAATAACTGCAAAGGAGTTTTTTAATTATATAAAAGTATTGTAATGGCTGAACAACCAATTGATAAGAATCAAATCATAAAAGATGGTACGATTGAAGATGTAATAAAGCAATTTAAAGACTGGGAAAATCAGTTGAAAAAGAACAATAAAGCTTTATTGGAATTAGCTAAGAATACAGAGATTAAGCCAGTTATAAATACTGAAGATTTCGCTAAATTATTGGCTAAAGTTGAAAAGCTAGAAACTTTATATAAGAAACAATCTGAAAACACCAAGCAGTTAACTACAATAGAACGTGAGCGTTTAAAACTTATTAAAGCAACTGAAACGGCAGAAGCTAAAAAGATAATCGCGATAAATAAAGAAAACAAAGCTTTAATTGAGTTACAACAAGAAACTAACAAAGCTAATAAAGCTCAAAGAGATGCAATAAAAACTAGTGAACGTCAAAAAAACGCTTATACTAAACTTTCAGATGAGACTTTAAAATTAAAGAATGAATCAAAAAGACTAGGGGCTGAAATGTTGGCTCTTGAGGATAAAGGTCAAAAGAACTCAATAGCATGGAATAAACTGTCTAAAGCTTACGATAAAGTAACTAGGAGTGCTCAATTAGGGGATGCTAGGTTGAAAAGATTGGATAAAACAACAGGTGACACTTTTAGAAATGTAGGTAATTATACAGAACGTCTAAAGCTTAGATTCAGGGATTTAGGTAGTCAGGTTGGTATAACTTTTGGAATAATGGGTGCTTTTAGAGTTGTTAAAAGTGCTGTTAATTCCGTTAGAGAGTTTGAGCTTCAAAATGCAACCTTAGCGGGTGTTTTGAATAAAACTAGAGTAGAAACACTACGCCTTACAGCTAGTCAGATAAAATACGGTAGTTCAACACAGTTTACAGCTAAACAAGTAGGTGAGTTACAAACAGCTTACGCTAGAATTGGTTTTACACAAACTCAAATACTTGGAGCTACAAAAAATACATTAGATTTAGCAACAGCTTTAGATGCTGGACTAGGTGAATCCGCTGAACTTGTAGGTTCTACAATGAAGTCTTTTAATTTAACTGTTAATGATACTGATAATATAGTTAATTCACTTACTAGAAGTACGCAAAAATCAAAGCTAGATTTTCAAGCATTAAAAGAATCTCTTTCTTTTGTAGCTCCAACTGCAAAAACATTAAATATATCTTTAGAGGAAACTTTAGGTTTATTAGGTGTTTTAACTGATAACGGAATAAAAGCTAGTAGGTCAGGACGTTTATTATCTAGTTCTTTCTTAAAGCTAGCAGAAGAAGGAAAAACGTTAGAATTTGGATTAAATCAAATAACAAAAGCACAAGAAGAAGGGAAAACAGCCTTAGAAGTTGCTTCAGTAGCTTCTGAAACATTTGGTAAAGAATCAGCTACACTAGGGATAATACTAGCAGACAATAGAGATAAAGTAAAAGAATTAACTAAAGAGATAGAAAACAACGGAAACGCTGCGAAAGATTTAGCTAATGAAAAGTTAAAGACATTAGATGGAGCAATTAAACTATTGACTTCCGCATGGGATGGGTTTATATTAAAGCTAAACGACTCCACACAAGGCGGTAATGCTCTTAGCGCTGTAATAGTATTCTTAGCTAAGAACTTGGAAACTTTAATAAAAGTACTAGGAATTACTATATCTACTTTAGCTTCTTATGCTATAGGCACTAAAATAAATGCAGTATTAACAACGGCTTGGACTGCAGCAACAAAAGCCTCAACAATAGCTCAAAGAATACAGACTACAGCCGTATTACTAGGGTCTAAAGCTGTTAAAGCGTTTAATTTAGCTATGAAGGCAAATCCTTTAGGTTTAATTATTGCTCTTTTAGCTTTGGCTACTTCTGCTTATTATGCGTTTAGCGATTCAGTAGATATATCTATAGAAGCTCAAGAAAAGTTTAACAAATCTAGGGAAGAGTCTTTAGAAGTTCAAAGAGATGTTAATTCACAAGAAAAAAAGCTTTTAGAAGATAGGTTCGATTTGCTAGGAAAGGATGCAGAAAAAAGAAAAACATTAGGAGAAGATTCTAATAAGGTAGATATAGATTTGCTTAAGAAGAAAAAGCAAATAATAAAAGAAGAAAGAGAAGCTTTAAAAAAACAAATTGACGACCAAAATAAAATAAGGTCAGGACAGTTGATAATTGAAGACGAACAAGGTATACAAGCTCCAGTTAGTGAAGCTAGAATACAAGGAACTATAGAAGGTTTAAACGAAAGGGAATTAGCTTTGGATAAAGCTATTAAAGAAAGTGAAAGAAAAGCTGAGTTATCAAACATAAAGTTAACCAAATCACAACAAGCAGAAGCTGTAAAAAGAGAGAAGAATTTACAATCATTCCTTAGAAGAACTGAAGATTTAAGAATACAAGCTTTAAAAGATGATGAAGAAAGAGAAGTACAAGCTACAAATACAAAATTTGATAGAGAGCTAAAAGCTATAAAAGGAAATACTGAAATAGAAAACAACTTAAGAATACAATTAGAAATAAATTTACAGTTAGAACTATCTGAGATTAGAGATAAATTTAGACTAAAAGAAGCTGAAGAAAAGCAAAAGGTATATGATGATGATGTAAGAAGACAAGAAGCTTTAAATAAAGAGTTAAAAACTTCTATTCAAAAACAAGAAGCTGACGACGCTAGAGCTTTAATAGCTGAAAGAAAATCACAAAGAAAAGCGGAGGAAATAGAAAGAAAACAAGAAGCTGAAAAACTAAAGGAAACTTACACAAATGTTTTAAATACTGTTTCTAGCACTTTTACAACTCTAAACTCTATGATTAGCGACTCAATAGATACAGCTATTGAAGGACAAAATAGATTAATAGCTAATTCACAAAGAACTATTGATTTAATAAAGCAATCTGCAATAGCTGGTAATGAACAAGCAAAAGAATCTATATTAGCAGAAGAAAAAGCAATTGAAGAAAGTCAAAAGAGAATTGAAAAAGCTCAAAAGAGAAAGCAGAGAATGGAATTGATAAGCACAGGTATAAACACTTTCAATCAAAAAGTAGCTTCTGGACAAGGTGGATTACAAGCTTTAGGAGAAACTGGCGCACAAATGGCTGGGCTTATAGGCCTTTTAAACGCCTTACCTTCGTTCTTTATTGGTGCTGATAGATTAAGCTCTGACGGTGCTCCTATAGATAATAAAGGAGGTTTTCTAGCAATTAATCATCCAGACGAAAGAATAGTTCCAGCTTCTAAGAATAAAATAATAGGTTTTGACACTTCAAACGAAAAGTTAGCTAACATTATGAGTTACTATAACAAAGGATTGTTAGTTCCAGCTGGACAAGTTGGAGTTATGCAAGTTCAAAACGATAATTCAGAAGTATTAAAAAGTATTGAAAATGGATTTTCAAAAATAAATAATTACAATATGTCAGTAGAGGAATTATTCGGGCAAATATCTGTTATTGTAGAACAGAAGAAGAACGGAAACATTCACAGGTCAAAAAAAACCTTTAGATAATGATAAATAGAATTAAGCATTTTATTAATGGAGTTGAATTTGTACCAACTAACAAAGATACATTTTCTTTATCTGCTGTATTCCCTGACGAGTTCGGAGAGTGGGAGAACAGTTTTACAACTAGTAGTAAGGTTGTTTTACCAGAAGAAGGATATAACGAGTTAATGAGACATTTAAACGATGTAGGAGTTCAGCAAATGCCTTCATACAACATAAAAATAGACGATCAGAATAATAACTACTTTGCTGATTTGTATCAAGGTGTAAAAATAAGAGGTTCTTTAGCTGAAGTAACAATAAAAGCTTTAGAAGAAAAAGACAATATTAAAACTTCTATAGATACTTTAACTTTTGAATATCTAAAGCAAAACGGAGATATAAACGACTCTCATTTTGTTAATATACCTTACGCTGTCATACCTGATGATATAGGCATTAAAATAATAGGTATATCTAGCACAATATTCACATTGACTAATGAAGCCATTAACAGAACTGAGAAACTAAGAACAAGAATAGCTGATTTGATTGGAGCTACTTCTTCAATACCTCCAAGTACAGGTATGATAATTAGGTTTAGTTTGTTAGTTGCTTTAGATATAGCTGTATTAGTTCTATTAACTATAGCTATAAAAAACTTAGTTACTAGAGTTTTTGAGTTGCTACATCCGCCTTTAAGGAACTTTAAAGCAATGACTGTTGACACTTTGCTTAATGTATCTTTAGCTAAGTTTAACATACAGTATCAAAGTAGTTTAAAAGATGAGTTTAAGAAACTAACTGTTCTTCCTGTTCCGATAGATTACCAAAATAAAAAGTTTTTTCAACTATTATTAAATGAAGATGAAAGGATTTTAAATAGAGGTTATCCTACCGCTTCGGATACTATACCGACTTGTGGAATATTAATAACAGAACTTTGTAAAATGTTTAATATTAGACCTAGAATAGGAGGTGGAATATTGACTTTAGAACCTAAACAAACCTCTACAGATATACACGCTACAAATCTTGATTTAAACTTTAATTCGCAATCTGAAAAAGAGACTGAAATAACGCTTGATATGTCAAGGATTTGGAATACTAAAATATTAAGTTATACAAATGATTCAAGCGATAAAATGCTTTTCGACAATCCTCAAGGCTTGAGGGTTGAATACAAAAGTGTGCCAGATGGAGTTATTGAAGATGACTTAACTATAATTAAAGGCTTTGATGATAATAGAATAAATTTTGCATTAGGAACTATAAAAGAAGGTACAAAGATTGAAGAGTTTTTAAAAAGGTTAGCTAAAGTTTCGGACAAATTACTTGGAACTTCTTATCAATCTCAATTAGACGAAAGAATAGGTATATTGGCAATATCTCAAGAACAATTTGTTGTAACTAAATTACTTTATCAAGTTGGAGGTAGGCAGACTAGCAATTATTTATCTAAAATAGGTGCAAACTCATTGTATTCAAATTATCATTTAATAGATAGCTCTAAAAACAATTTAAGTATTGAAACGTTAGAAACACCAGTGAGAATGAACAACGAGAAGTTTTTATCTATTATACAAAATAATTTAGTAAATTTGGAAGGTAAAGAGGTGGAGGTTATAGGAATGGAGTATTTTCCAGAAAGTTCTAGCGCAAATATAGATTATAGAGAAGCTAAAACAGAATGGTCTGAAAACATAAAAAGTATAAAAGTATATGAAGAATGATGTTATAAACAGTTTACAAAAGTCTTTAGAAATGTTAGATGTAAGTATGGAAACAGCTTTAAAGACAATACCATTAATAAAAGACGTTGACCCTTCTATTTCTAAAGATATTCAAAACTTAGTTAACCTATCTAAAAGCAATAATAGTAGTAGTGTAGAAGCTGTAGTAAATAGCATTATTAAGAAGAACGAAAACAAATTAAAAGACTTAGACAATGTTACAGGTAGTAAATAGAAGTTATAAAGACCACTTAGGAAGAACTATAATAGGCTCTATGCCTATAGCGAATCAAGGAGATAAAGGAACTTATGAAGTAGATTACGAGGTTTATTTCGGCACTAACTTATCTTTTGACTTGTCAATATCTGTATCTGACAATAGTAACATACTTACTTTAAATGGCTTAACATGGGCTGAATTAGGGGTTGCTTCTGGTGACGTGGTAAATGTATTTAGTGCATTATCCAACATAGATAATACTAATCAAATAACTGGAACTTTTACCGTTAATATAACATCTGGTAATGAAGCGATAACTGCAACAACCTTTGGTTTTTCTGATGTACTAGTGTCTGGTGAACTTTACGTTGATAAAGCTCCAGAAGCAATAAGAACAAATATAAATTTAATTCCCAATACTCAAAGCTCAGGCATAGAAAGTTTAATTGATGCAACTAGTATAACGCTTCAAGAAAATGACATATCAGCAATGACAGTTGGGTCTACTTTACCTTTAAATTTAGTAGGTAATAAGAGCGGAGGAGGGATTATAGACTATACAATAACTAGAATTGAAGACACTAAGTCTGGAAGAGCTAGAAACTACACTATAGAAATTAGCTTTTACTGGTGGTTGTATTTATCGAATTTCGAAAACTATTCTTTTGACGTGGATTGTGTAACTCCATATATAGAGACTTCTTTCTTTAGGATATGGAATAATCCAGCTGTAGTTTTATCTGATGGTTTTAAACCTTCTGGAGATGGTAATTCTGGATTTAGAGATGAGAACTTTAACCAAAACCCTAATAATTTTGAAGTAACTTCTGTAGAATGGAACGACGGAACTAATGTAATTGATGGATTTGACTATTCAAAACAAAGCTTTTTTAAAATAGATATACAAACTTTGATTGGAAATGGATTTGGAAGTGATGTTGGTTTAATATTCTTTAACGACATAAGTAATAGCGATAAGTATTCAGCATCTCAAAACAATAACAAAGGTGATTATTCACACTTACAACATACTACATTTGCTGAGAACGCTAACATACCCACAACATCAACAATAATAAACTTTGACAGCTTTATAGGTGATAATGGAGAGAAAGTAACAATAAATGTAGAAGCTTCTATTTCTGGAAGTACTTTAACTTTAGAAGGAGATACAACACCTAATCAACCATTTATAGATAAGTTTTCAGATACAACTAACTTAGATAACGTTTTTTGTTTGCTAGCTAGAGTAGAAAGCTCTACTTTCTCAGCTTCTAACTACTCAGATACTGTTAATCTTTTATCTTGGAGGGGTGAAGCTAAAAAATACTTGCCAATTTTAGGGGAATATTTCGACGTTACAACATTAAACGACCATGCAAACAATTTAATACATACTTATTTATAATGACTAACTATATAATATTTAGATTATCTGATGGGGTTCAACAAAATATTTCTTTTGATGGAACATTAGATGTTAACGGCGTTTACAAATTTCATGAATTAGATTGTGATTGTTATGGAATTTCAGAGATAGGAGGAACTGGCGCTCTAGTTGTTACAATAAGATACTCATATACTTCTGGTAATCAAACAGAAAACGGGATTGAATGTTTAGCAGACACAGCACCTTGTATAGACTTTGCAAAAGACTTGATTATTGAAGATGATGTTAATCTTCATATGTACAAGAAAATGAACGCAAATGAGATTATAAACAATATAAAGACATCGGTTGTTATTTCTGATGGTATAGATACTTATACTTTATATTCGTATAATATTCCAACTCCTAACACTTATATAGGTGGATATTTAGTTTATAACGCTGTTATTGATATGGATTGGATAAACTTCTTCCCTAGTGGCGCAATAAACAATAAAGCAGTTATAAATACAGTAGGAGATAATTTAGAATTATTATTACCTAACTTAATAAATTGGAGATACTTTCAAACATTACCGCAATTAACATCTATTTTTGGAGTTAACGCAACTAATAATTGGAGATGGTATGAGCAAAACGGATGGAATATATACCAAAGGGTTGAAGTTGAAACTCCAGATGGAAACTATGTAAATAATTACGCTTTTTCAATAAGAGATTACGACGACAACGATAAAATTAATTGGACTTGGGAGTTTTATAAATTATCCGATAACACGCCGTTAACTGTTCCTGTAGCTGGTGAGCTTGTAAAAGTTGTAGTAAAGGGAGATATGCCTTTGAACACAACTATAGATATTGACTATGCAACTGTAACGGTTGAAAACTTTGAAAACAGTAATAGATACTTAATATCTTCTTTTTACGACCAATTAGGACAACCTCAAAGCCCTCTTTTACCATTTGATACTAATACAAAGTTATTTTTAAATAATATAACTGGAGCAAACAAATCTTTTGAGCTGACTTGTGTTTTAGACCCTTCTAAGCTTACTAATGGGGATAATATAAAGTTAACAGCTAGATGCTTTGAAAGCACTGGAGAATATTCAGAAAGAAGTAAAAAAGAATTTCCAGTACCTTCTTTACCTACTCCAAAATTAGAGGATGAATTTAAGTCAGATTGTTGCGAATGTTTGCCAGAGTTAAAGTTAGCATCTTACTTATTAGATGATATAATTTATAACGATATTACAGGAGTTGCCCACAAAAATCAAAGTGATACAGATACTTGCGAATTTAAAATATACAAAGGTAGTGAGCTTTTAGAAAATAACGGTGTAGACTTTTCTTCTGGATTTCCTAACGATAGTAACGTTTCGGCTTTTGTTTACAACTGGAGGCACTACTTAGTTAATAAAGGTGTGGGATGTTATCATATAAAAAAGGTGTTTACAGTAGCTGGTATAGAAATAACTGAAGATATAGGAGTTTACAACTTAGAGGAATACACTTCTGAAAATGCCGAGGGTTCTGTTAGGGTTCTTTATCAAAATAATTTTGAAACTCTTTACAACGAATCAATAATAAATTATGCTGATAGTGGTTTCGAGGATTCTTATAGGTTTAGAGGTATGTTTGGGCAATGGCAACCTAATGTATTTAGCGAGTCTAATTTTACGGTAAGAAACGAAAATAGGGTATCGTCTATTAAAAGTAAAGACACTTACATATTGAATCATTTTGATGCAACAGAGTGCCATATTGATAGACTGCATAAGATTGTTTTAAGTGCTTCTGTTTGGAGAATGTCAGACCACAACAGAAGTAACACTTTACAAGCTTTAAAAATTTATGATTGTGTTCTTGACAATGATAATAGAGAGGAAATAAAATACAATGTAGGAAGTAGAGTAACGGGAATAGATGTAATTCTTTCAAAAAGACAACAAAACTCTGTAAGTTTATTTGATGGTTCAATACAACTAGTTCAAGGTGTGACGTGGCATTTCCCTACTGTAACAGGTGAAGTAGTTTGTAAGAAGTCGAAAGTTATAAACTCAAGCGGAAGTTATGACGTTGATGTAAATAGTGGAAGTACTTTAAATCTTCCTAATATTAATTTTACAGATAGCAATGGAGTTGTTTCTAATATTCCTTCTATGGAGGATATAGTAGCCATCCCTTCCGTTCCTGACAGTAGATATAACCCTACAAAAAGCGGTAAGTCTGTTATGGTTGCTGGAGATGATGGAGATACACAAGCAGGTAGAAATGTCGATTATTTAACTTTGGATTTTACAAGTCCATTTGGGAATACTGTTAGGTTTACTAACGATATGGGTGGAGCATGGAACGATAATAGTGACGGAAGTACTCCAGATTATGTAATTGATAATGCTACGAAATTAGGTTATCAAATAACTCACTACTTTGGTATGTTATCAATGGCTGTGTCAAATGCAAGCTCTTTAGTTGTTGGAACTTACAACGATTTTAGAGTTATGAATCTACAAGAATTTGCACCAATAAACAATAACGGAGACGGATTTAGACCTTATACTGTAATTTTTGGAAACCTAACACTATGGGGGTTTAATTGCCAATGGAACTCAACTAATTATATAGCTACAGCATCAAACGGAATACCTCAAGCTGTAAACGTGGCAAACAATAGAAGATTTTTAAACGTGAGAAACCACGTATATTAATAAATAATTTAGTAAATTTGAACAAAACTATCGAAAAATGGCTTGGAACTTATCAATAAAAGGGAATTATTTCTATGCAATAGACACAGAAGACCCATTCACAGTTAACGACTGTCCTAAATCAGAGGTTAGGATAGCAAAATCAAACACATCATCAACATCTTTTAGATTTATCTACAGAGGTTTAGATGTTACAGGTATGAGTAATGTTCCGATGACAGATATAATAGCTGAAAATGGAACGGACTTCACAGACTTAGCTACTTTTGAAGTTTGGAAAAACGAAAATACGGGAAAGTCTGATGCCTCAGCGAATGGGGCAGGTTGGTTTGACTACAATGATTCAGCAACTGCAATAACACCTATTACTATTACTGGAGGTGGTGGTTTTGTAGATTTAACTAATGATGAATTAGGAGGTTTTACAAATAAGGATTACCCTCCTTTTGGAATTGCTGACGTTTACGATGCTGATAACAATAGATTTGACTGGAGTGAATTAAAACTAGGTGACACCGTAGATATACGTTTAGATTTAGAGGTTACTACAGTTAGTACAAATACAGAAATAGACGTGTTTTTACTTATGGCTGATGGCGACGGAAGTTATCAAATACCTTTTGTGGCTGAGCAGAATTATAAAACAGCTGGAACTTATAATGTAAATAGATACAACGGTGTTTATATGGGTGATTCTAATACTTTAGATAACTTTGCAAGGTTTCAAATGAAATCAGATAAAACATGTGATGTAGTAGTTCGTGGATGGTATTGCAAAGTAACACAACGATAGTAAATTATTAACTTTGAACAAATAAACAAACAAAAATGGCAAAAATAACTATTACAGCTGTTATCTCATTAGATGATAATACTGAAAAGACATCAGAAATAATCTTTGACAACGTAGATGAGGGGACAAATACGACGTTTGGATTAGAGTATGTTTGCGCTAGTGAAGGAGGACCTTTAGTCCATCCAAATGAACCGCCTTCATGGTAAAATTATCAGTCATACTCATTTTATTAATGTGTATGCTTAATTTGATTCCCCCACTATTTGCAGATTCAGGAGCTTTTGATGTTTTATATTTAGAAACAAATGAATGTGGATTAACAAAGGTTAAACATGGACTATATTTTAAAGATGTGTATTACACTATACTTCATCTAACATTAGGATTTATAGGCGTCTCGTTACCTTTTATGGTTCCTAATATTCCTAAGCACTTTAAAGTTATAAGTATTATGATAGGAGCTTGGTTTGTTGCTGGATTAACTTATGGATTAATAAAAATGTCAGTAAGTAGTGAAATTATAGATAATTCAAAACCTAGTATAATTTATTTAAAAGTGCTTATTATGTTTACTATAACGGCAGTTTTTACATTTTTAAACTCAATATGGACACAAGAGAGCAAGAGCTAATAAAGGTAATAGAAGAAGCAAGTAAGGGTAATTGGTATCCAGCTTTAATAGTTGGTGGTCTTTTCACCTTATTGTTTGTATTGTCAGGATATGTTATTAAATTAGTTTTAAAAGCTAACGAAGACAAACACAATGATACTTATAAGCTGTTAAGTGAATTAACTAAATCTCATGGAGAAATAGCAGAGTCTCAAAAGAAAACAGATATAGTTATTGCTCAGTTAAAAATAATGGTTGAATATCATGAAAAGAGATTAGAGAAATGAAAATAATAAACGACACATTAAAGAATAGTAATGGTGATTATAGTAGAAAATCTTTAACTACTTTAGTTTCTTTTGCTAATTCTATTTTGATGGGTTGGTATATAATTTTACAACCAGAAGTTAATAACTCAGCTTTAACCGTTTGTTTAGGATTCCTTGGTCTTGGAGGTGGTACATTAGCACTTACTGTAATAGATAAGATTAAAAATAAGACTACTAATGAAAATTGATTTAAACACCATATTAATAATTGCGGGATTTGTAGTATTAATGTTGTTTGGTCAATCGGACAATAGCGATATCAATTCGTCTATAAAAGTTTTAAATAATAAATTAGATTCTTTAGACAATAAATTGATAGATTTAAATACTGATAGTTTAGAAAATAACATTAATATACTTAAGCATGAGATCGAAATATTTACTATTGATTCTATTGATTACATTAAAGATAGGGATAGCTTACGGGCAAAATACAACCCAAGATAGTTGTATATGCTATACTTTAAAGCAAGATAAAAGAAGTCTTGAATGTTTTATTAATAGCGAAAAGAAAGACACTGTAATAAATAATCAATCAAAGGTTATAGAGAGGTCAAAACAACGTGAAGAAATCAAAGACGAAAAAATATCTATTCAGGAACAGATAATACACAATCAAGAAACCAAGATAAAAAGAAAGAACAAAAACATAATTAAAATGACGTTGATAGCTTTGGGGGTTGGAGTTGTTGCAATATTAAAATAGTAGTAATTGGTTTAAATCGACACCAACATTAAAAAAAAGTTGTTCCTTGCTACTTACGGTGGGGCTTATTTAAAATAATTTATTATGAGAGAACCAAAATATTTAGCGATACATTGTACAGCTACTAGAATTGACCAAGATGTTTCAATTGAAAGAGTAAAGAAATGGCATTTAAAAAGAGGGTGGTCAGATGTTGGTTATCATTACTATGTTAGAAAAGATGGGTCTTTAGAACTTGGAAGAGATAGGGATAATGATGGGGATATATGGGAGGAAGTAGGAGCGCATGTAAAAGGCTTTAATATAGATTCTATATCAATGTGCTACGAAGGAGGTTTAGATGCTAACGGAGAAGATTCAGACACTAGAACACCAGAACAAATGCTAACGATGGAAGCTGTAGTGAAAATAATAACAAGCCAATTTAAGGGTATAGAAACAAAAGGGCATAGAGATTTTCCTAATGTTAAAAAGAGTTGCCCTAATTTTGACGTAAAAGAATGGTTAAATACTTTTTTACACAAATAAAATAACTATATTGCAAGCTGTTACATGAAGGTAGTTTACATTACTAACAAGTAGCCTTAAAGCTTTGGTATTTATTTATCAGAGCTTTTTGCATTTTTAAATAAAATAACTATATTAGCAGTCTCAAGGACTCTTGTTCTTTGTTGATTTCATATAATTTTAGCACTCTATTTAACGATAGGGTGTTTTTTTTGCAATAAACTTTAACGTTTCTTTTGTTTATGTAAATAGAATTGTTATCTTTGGGGTAAATAAAAACAAAATATATTATGAAACAACTAAGAAACAACGCATTTAAGAAAGTAATGAACCACTTAAAGGAATTGCCTTTTATAGAGTGGGAGGAAAAGTATTGTGAGATAAACGAAGCTTACAAAGACAATGTAGAGCATACTATTGATAAGTATATATTTTCATTTGATTATTTAATTACTAAAGAAGGTTCTGTTACTATATCTTCAATTATGGTACACAACAATAACAAAGGTTTTGAATATGACACCTTAGATGAACAATGGTGTGAGTTGAAAAAACAAATAGAATCATTATTTAACTTTGAAAAATAAAAGATATTATGGAATTTAAAGGAACAAAAGGAGAGTGGGGAGCTGTATTTTTAGATGATACGTTTATAGAATCTACTACAGGAGATACTGTATGTTTAATGAAAGATAATGGTTTATATCCAAATCATGTTGAAAACGCCAAACTAATAGCATCAGCACCAGAGTTATTGGAAGCTTTGCAAATGGTTACTACTCAATTTGAAGACTTGCTACACAGTTTATACGGTCAAAATATTGACGTTATTGGTTGGCATAAAAATGGAGAAACACAATCTTTTGATTCTTTTATAGATGATAATGATGATGGAGGTTTAGAGAAAGCACAACAAGCAATAAACAAAGCACTAAAATAAAATGACAGAAGAAAAAACAAAGCTTAGAGAAGATATTCAAAAGCTAAAGAAGGAAGGGTTAAAACTTCCAGAGCTAAATAACATGTATAGGAGCTTAGATGGCTTACATTTTTTAATGCTTAGTTCTGACAAGTCTATGAAGGAGTTAAAAGAAAGCGTAGGAACTACTAGACCTAATTGGGACTTAACCTATAAGGGGTGTTACGATAGGTTAAACGAACCTAAGAAACTATTACTAGCAAACGCTCTAGGACTACCATACAAACAAGTAAACGAAGTAATAAAAAGAGATATTGAAAAGCAAAAAAAATAGATTATGAAAATTACAAAAACAATAGAAGCGAAATCTGATCAGTTAAACGCTGATGATTTAATAGTAGGATCAAAAACAATTAAAATAACACAAGTAAAAGTATTAGAGACTGACATGCAACCTATACATATTAGTTTTGAAGGAGACAATAACAAACCTTACAAACCATCGAAAGGGATGCGAAGAGTGTTAGTTCAGTTATTTGGAGACGATTCTGATAATTTTATAGGTAAGAAATTAACTTTATATAGAGATGATAATGTAAAGTTTGGAGGTTCAGAAGTAGGAGGTATTAGAATTAGTCATGCTTCAGGTATTAAGGAGCCTGTTAGAGTTCTCGAGACGATAGGAAGAGGTAAAAGAAGGCCTTTAACTATTGAACCAATTATAAAGAATAAACTAACAGATGTTAAAAAAGCAAAAGAAGCAATAGAAAAAGGATCCTATACTTTTGAGCAAATTAATGATATGTATGAATTAACAGCAGACCAAATTAAAACATTGAAAAAATGAAAGAGTTTAAAATAAGAGCATCGTCAGCAGGAAAGTTACTAACTGCAAAAGGCGCTATATCAAAAGGTGAAACTCCTAGATCTTTAATCAAGGAATGGTTTATATCTCAAATAACAGGTAAAATAAAGTCTATTGAATCAAAATATCTTAGAAGAGGTATAGTAGTTGAAGATTTGGCAATTGAAAGAATATCTAAAACCTTAGGTTTTAGTTTGGTAAAGAATGAAAAGTATTTTGAAAATGACTTTTTTAATGGAACTCCTGATGTTATAACAGAAGACTATATTATTGATGCTAAATCTAGTTGGGATGCTTTTACTTTTCCTTACTTTATGGAAACACCACCATTGTTATATGTAGCTCAATTACAGATTTACATGGAAATAACAGGTGTTAAAAAAGCTAAACTAGCTTATTGTTTAGAGAATGGAACAGATGAGCAGATTAATAAATTACAATGGCAAAAAGCAAGCGCTCAGGGATTAGATGAGCCTACTATTGAAAACTGGGACGAAGCAGAAAAAGATTTAAACTATGATCATTTAGATGATGATTTAAGAATTAAGATATTTGATATAAAATATGACCCTATAATGATTCAAAACTTAAAAGATAGCGTTATATATTGGCGTGAATACATCGAAACAGAATTAAAACCAATGATTAAAAAATAAAAGTTATGAAATTACAATTAACAGTTATAGAAGAAGTTGTAACAAATCACATTATAGATACTGAAGATTATGAGTTTAGCGAAAAGGAAGAAGAAAGAGTTCTACAAGTTGCTGAGTTTATAAACGAAATAAAAAGCGACCCAAGACCTTTTTTAGATGAGTTAGGACATCAAAACGTAAAACATATAATTGAAACTAAAAGCGTTGAAATAACTAATGCCTAACAACCTAATAACCAACATATCCAGAGAGCTAAGACTAAAGATGTTTGCTCTCTGGATTAAAGAGATAGAGAAATGAAAATAACTATTGTAAAGCAACTTAATAACACTTTTAAGGTAGCTTATGATTCTGACTATGATAAGTTAAAAAAAATACCCGTAGGAAAGGAATACGAAGTTGATATTAAAAACAGAAGGAACTATAAATTTCATAAGAAGTTTTTTGCATTAGTTAATTTAGTTTACCAAAATCAAGAACACTACAATAATTTGGAACACTTAAGAAGCGATTTAATTAAAGCTTCTGGATTTTATGAAGAACGTTCTACATTTGATGGTGAAATAGTTACTGAAGCTAAAAGCATAAGTTTTGCAAAGATGGATGAGATAGAGTTTTCAGAGCTTTACAATCGAGTTATAGACACTATAGTAAAATACTTTAACTTTGATAAGCAAGATATTATTGACAACGTAAATCAACATTTTTAAATATGCCAAGATGCAAAGTGTGCCGTGAAAAGTTTGAGCCTAAATTCTTTCTCCAAAAATCCTGTCTCAAGGCTGAATGCATTTTGGAGTATTCTAAGCAAGATAAAGCGAAGAAGTGGAAGATAGAAAAGAAGTTTAGAAAGGAAGCTTTAAAAACAAGGTCAGACCATTTAAACGAGCTTCAAGTAATATTTAACAAATGGATAAGACTTAGGGATAAAGGTAATAACTGTATAAGTTGTAACAAGCCAGCTAAAAAAGAAAACGCTGGACATTATCGAAGTGTTGGAAGTTGTCCAGAATTAAGACTAGAGCCTTTAAACGTTCACTTACAATGCGAATACTGTAATACTTATTTGCATGCCAATTTGATTAACTATAGAATTAATTTAATACATAAGATAGGGTTAAATTCTGTTGAATGGCTAGAAGGAAATCACGAACCAAAGAAATACTCTATAGAAGAAATAAAAGAACTAAAAATATTATACAAACAGAAAATAAAAGAACTATGAAAAACTTTAAAGAATTAAACGAAAACGTTTTAGACTGGGCGAAAGAAAAAGGAATACTTGACAAAGCAACTCCTTTAACTCAATGGGGTAAAACCGAAGAAGAAGTTGCAGAAACAAGAGAAGCTTTATTTTCGCTTCAAAACAACTTACTAACTTATGTTAATAGCAAAGGTCAAGAAAAGAACACTAGAGAAGAAGTTAAAGACGGTTTAGGAGATGTATTTGTGACTTTACTTATAGAATGTAAACTAGTTAATTTAAACCCTTTAGATTGCTTGGAAGAAGCTTATAATATTATCAAAGAAAGAACTGGAGAAATGATTGACGGAACATTTGTGAAAAACGAAAACCAAACCAGCTTACTAGACCAAGAAGGAGTATTAAAATAAATTATTATAAAATAAACTTTTTATATTGCATATATGTAAAATATATTTATATTTGCACTATAGTTGTGTCCGACAATAGCAACTAAAAGAAATTTTAACTAAGCTTCTATAATGAATTAACCGTCGGACGTTAAGGATTTATAGAAGCTTTTTAATTTTATAAATATGAGTAAAAGAATTTATCACCACTATGAGATGTGGGAAGATTATAAATTTGGATTTTACAATAATTGCTCTGGTTTTGAAAAAGAAACTAAAACAAAAAGTGTAATAAATCTATTCAACTGTAAAACAACTACAGAAAAATACATGAGACGTGTAATAAATGAATGGAAGTATTCATGTGAGCACAACTTAACTAATCCATCAATGAATAAAATAGCTTATTTAGGTCAATCAGCTTGTTGTTTGTATGATAATATTCCAAATACAGTTACTATGATTGCATGGAGTTTATTAACTGATGAGGTTAGAGAGAGGTCAAATAAAATAGCCATTAAATTATTAAAAGAATGGGAAGATAACAATAAACAAATACAAACATGCCTAAACATATTTTAAATAACGACGTGTACAAAGAATCTGTAGAGAGAGTTAAATGGACGTTTGACAATTTTAAACAAATTTACGTTTCTTTTAGTGCTGGAAAAGACTCTACTGTAATGCTTCACTTAGCGATAGATGAAGCGAAGAAAAGAAACATGAAAATAGGGTTAATGATAGTAGACCTTGAAGGTCAATACAAATTAACTATAGACCATATTAAGGAAACTATAAAAGAATATGACCAATGGATTGACTTACATTGGATATGTTTACCTTTGCATTTAAGAAATGCTGTTTCTGTTTACGAGCCATTTTGGAAATGTTGGGACGCTGATAAAAAAAAAGAATGGATTAGAGAGTTGCCAGAAAACAGTATAAGTGACCATAGATTTTTCGATTTTTTTACTGATGGTATGGAGTTCGAAGAATTTGTTCCTGAGTTTGGGGAGTGGTATTCAAAAGGAGAGCTAACCGCATGTTTAGTTGGAATTAGAACTGACGAAAGTTTAAATAGATACAGAACAATAGCTAGTGACACTAAAATAAAGTATAAAGATAAATGTTATACAACAAAAGTTACTGATAATGTTTATAACGTTTACCCTATTTATGACTGGAGGACTAGAGATATCTGGATATATCATGCTAAAAATCCAGATAAAAGATATAATAAATTGTATGAATTAATGCATAAAGCAGGATTATCTATTCATCAACAAAGAATATGTCAGCCTTATGGAGATGACCAAAGAAGAGGGTTGTGGTTATTTCATTTAATAGAACCAGAAACATGGGCTAAGGTGGTAGCTAGGGTTAATGGAGCTAATAGCGGTGCTTTATACGTTAATGAAAGCGGTTCTATAACTGGGTACAATAGTATAGCTAAACCAGATAATCACACATGGGAAAGCTTTTCTATGTTGTTTCTAAATAGTGTTCCAGAAATTACTAGAGAACATTTTCTTAATAAAATTTACACTTTCATTAAATGGTGGGAGGAGAGAGGTTATAGTAATGGAATACCTGATGAAGCTCCAACTATTTTAGAATCTAAAAAATTAGTTCCTTCTTGGAAAAGGATATGTAAATCTTTGTTGAGAAATGATTATTGGTGTAAAGGATTAGGCTTTACTCAACATAAAACAAAAGCATATAAAAAATATTTGGAATTGAAAAAGAAACAAAGAGAAGAATCTAAATTTTTAAAAAATGGTATCAGTAACTAAATTAATTGACTTATTAAATAAACCTGCTTTATTAGGATGGGCAAACAAAATAGGATTACAAGGTATTTCTTTAAAAGATTACTCTTGCAAGAGTAAAAATAAAGGCATAATTAAACATAAGCAAGTTGAAGATTATATTACTAAAGGTATAGATTTTCCTGAGTCTTATAGGTTTGATAAGTGTATAGAAGGATTTGAGGTTATAGGTTGTGAAGTAGACGTAAATAATGAAAGGATAGCGGGAAGGATTGACCTTATTCTTAAAAAGAATGGATATATATACATATGTGACTTCAAATCTAATGGAGGTATCTACTTATCTACAAAAATACAACTAAGCACTTATAAGCATTTGTATGGAGCTGATAAAATATGTTTTATTAATTTACACGACTTTAAAATAATAGAAATACAAATAGAAACAAAACACTACTTTAATTTAATAGGTAGGTTATATCAAGTAAACGAAATATTAACCAAAATAAACGAAAGATTATGAATGTAAAAGAAATGATAAAAAAAGAAACTTCTAACATGAGTTTAGATGATAAAGTTAACTATATAAATGAATTAAAAGTGCTACTACATGAAATTAGTCCTTTTAGGTCTGAACCTGTTGATTGTGTTTTATGGGTGAAAAACGATACTGTTGGAGCTAACGACTATAACCCTAATAGTGTAGCTCCTCCAGAAATGGAGCTTCTAAGACTTAGTATATCAAACGATGGATACACTCAACCAATAGTTAGTATGGATAATCTAGATGGAACTAGAGAGGTTATAGATGGTTTTCATAGGAATAGAGTAGGTAAGGAATGTCAGGAAATACAAGGTAGAGTTCATGGGTATCTACCTGTAGTAACGATTAGAGAGTCTCAGAAGGATATTAACAATAGAGTAGCTTCTACAATTAGACATAATAGAGCTAGAGGTAAGCATGGAGTTGATTCTATGAGTGATATTGTTGTTGATTTAAAAAAGAGAAATTGGTCTCCTACTAAAAT